GACTAACCTGGCCGGACTTCCAGAGAACCTCTGGATGTGGCCTCTCAGTAAAATACTGAGTTAGGCTAGACCAGTCTCTGCCCTGTACCTTGGTGACCGAAGAGGTCACTGTCAGTACAGTACGCTCCCATCTATGGTAGGATTCGTTCCATCTCCTTTGGAGATGATCGAGGTTCCTGCCACAGAAAGAGAATAGGCCGAGACACCCGCCCTCACTGCCAAGAACCGCAAGAAGCTTACGCTCCTTGTGAGGAAGGCAGTTAACTATAGACTGAGCTGCGTTCCAATATCCACGCTTGTGGAAATTGTTAGCAGTCTCAACTATAGTCGCCATCGAGGGGGGGGAACCGTCATACGCGTCAAGGATGTACGCAGGAGTGACATCACTGCCACAAAATGCGTCCATACCGCAAGACTCCCTGAAGAAACCTTCATGGAAACTCTTGTCGGAGTTGACCTTGAGCCCGCACTCGGTGAGTAACCGAGTTATGGCCGAGTATGCGTGATTCGGTGCGATTATATCGTCACCGAAGACGGTAACCGCTCTGAAGTCACCTTCAAGAGTCCGAGAGTCCAGTTTATACTGGGTCCCCTCGGATATCTTCTTACCGAAAACAGCCAGTAGTGTAAACACTACAGACTGTATCGGAAAGGTGGTTGCAGAGCCCATTGGCGCAAACTTTCTCAGGGTAATCGTCCTTGGATGATTATCCGATAGAGTTTGTGTCAGGTATCTAGATCGGCATGCATGTAGTAGATCAAGGATTGGAGAACCTTGAAATACATACTGTACAAGCCGAGTAGATAATCTGTCAGAGGCTGCGCTCAAATCAATTGTGCACAGACTACCGTCAATGGAGGCTTCGAGAGCTCTCTCTCGAGAGATCTCTTGATCCCGGAATCGGATAGAGCGACCCAATAGGGTCGATCTACTAGCCTTATCCAGCCACTTCCATATCCCCTGCTGCACCCATTGGTGAGCAGTGGACTCGGCACATATCAGTCTAGGACCCTTTTGAGTCTTAGGTACTGCTATGAGCCTGGAAGGGTACTCAACCTCTGAGTAGTTGAACGGGCCGTCTAAACGACCCGTAGCAAACCAATCATAGGGAAAGTACGAACCAAGCTTCTGAGGCCAGTTTGGAAAATCGTATTTCGATACGATCTCTGACTGCTCAGAAACAACGCCAGGTCCATGCTTCATCTCCAGCTCCCAAAAGGGAGCGGTACCTAGAGATGAGATAACAATCCCGCAAAGTTTGCGGAATTGATCCCAATCAATAGGTGCCTCGTCTGAGAGAGTAGTAGGCTGATACTCACCAAGAGGGTGACCCTTTATAGGGTGCCACTCTGGTGTGTCATCATCCCATGTCTTCTCATAAGACGGTGGTAGACTTTGCTCTATGTCGAAGAACTCTTGCAGAGTTTGCTCCACATAGTGTGGTTTACACTGTAAACGTAACTTCTTACAGCAGTAACAAAACTGCCGTAAGAACGCAACAGCGTTAACATCAAAGTCAAGACGAAGCGATCCACTATCATGGAATACCTTCTTATAGAGATCCCCGAATAGTTCGGGTCTCTTCTGAAGCAGGGGGATGCCTTGCGGCACCTCTTCTGTCAGGAAGGATCCTTTGGCCAAAGACCTATCAAGGACTTTGCCGAGGGATGGTAGAGTTATCGTGAAGAACGGTAACCCTCTCTGTTCCATAGCTCTTCGGAGGTAGGATAAATCCTTTCCAAAGGACCTAGTGGATTCAGGCCAAGTTGCGATTGCATCAGAAATGATGCCTTCGTAGACGGCCATCACTGTAGCCTGGTGGCTATTCATGTTAGCTCCTTTTATTAGAGGTTAACATCCACCTTGCACACTTAATTACTATCTCTAGTAACAGCGACGCAATAGGACTAATTCGCACCGGCGGCTAAGTCGGTGACGTTAGTACCTGTTGCAAGCCAGGCATTAACTCCTTTAGCAATTCCTGCAACTACTGCAGGGTCGCTAAATTTGTCATGTCTAAGAGTAGCTGTATAGCTAAACTTCTTCAGCAACGTAGTTGCTGTAGGGTAAACAATGCGTTCAAAGAATACATTGTGTCGCTTCATCGTCAGATTATCGCTATCCACGGAATCCGTGGAATGGCGAATCTTCATTGAGATAGCTTCATTGGCGTCTGAGTATTGGTACTCAGAGCCGAAGTTATCCTGATTGACCCGTTGTAGAATTCGATCTACACCGGTGGCGATTGTAATAGTGATAGTGTTAGAGTACATAGTGATGGTCTCCTTGGGAGTTATGCTATCGCCGGTGAATCCGGAGGATAGCTAAACTACCCAAGATCGACAGCTTGAAGGTGTCTAAGAAAGGCACCCTCAGTACAGGCTTAACACTTGGATTAAGATGCACATAACGATTCTTACTTTCGTAGAATCGTCCACCGGCTGTGACGTGTCCTTGAAACACAGGCGAGTCTAAACTCGTCTGTGGCCAGGTTTCACGCACAGATCGGTACTCCATGATACATGCATGAGTAGGCGTATAATAAATCATATTATACGTGGCTTGCATAATATTAGAAATATCTGCAAACGAGTCTACCAGCCATGACCATGGAAGTGCTTTCCATACAGTTATGGGTATCTGACCAACGGAGAATCCGAGGGCAGATTTGAAAGCCTCCTTATAAGAAGGCTCTCTCCCAAACTGCTGACCCGATCGAAGTTTCCACCGACATGTAGCCCACACTTTATGTTGTGTGGTAGTTACAACGTCGGCGAAAGCTGTACTAAAGAACGAAGTCAGTAATTCAGACTCCGTCTTCGATGCA